AATGCAGACTTGCCCTGCGCTGCTGCATTGACCAGTCCGTTCTCAAGGCCAGTGGCGAAGATGTCAGCGGCCTGGCTCATCATCGTGAGGTTGCCAACTGTATTATCCTTTAAGCCCTCCATGGCCTGCTCCATATCATCAGTGTACCCAACTGCAAGCCGTAGGAGTCTCAGGTATTCATCGGTCACGCCATTTGATTCTTTCTCGGCCTGTGCCTTTTCCATGTATGCAGCCGACAATCCTTTTACCGATTGTATGTAGGCTTCAGTCTGTCCCGTCAGCTTCTGCATTTCGGCCACCCTAGCCATTTGATCAAGGTCCAGTTTCGGCGCTTGTGGTGAAACAATTTCGGGCAATATCGCATCTGGAAGCGTGCCCATTTTCTGCTGAAGCATTTCGTATTGCTGCATCAGCCATTGCATGGTTTCGTCAACGGTCTTAAAGCCTTTCTTGAATTCTGGGAATTGTTCCATCAAAGAGCTTAAGCTCTCAGAGAATTCATCTGGGAATGGGACTTCTTGGTGGAATATCTTCCTCGCTTCATCCAACGTTCTCAAGGTATCGTCAATAACGCCTAGTACTGCTTCAGCTTGGCCTTTGGTCTGTACATCTCCAATCGCCTCAGAAAATACTTCCTGCAAATTTCCACTTTTCTTTGTTTCTGTTGCGAAATTTCTTAGTTTCGCCAATGCTTCACCAAAGAAGATCGTCAATGAATTTGTAAACGCCTCAATTTCCTTTTCTGCTTCGGAAAGTTGCAAGATGGTTTCCTGATCCATCACCTGCTTCAATCTGTGCGCTTCCTCACGGAATCTCTTTAATCCCTCCTCGCCATCGGCAAGCATTGTGACAAGTCCGGCACCTTCCGAGTCAAACGCCTTAAATGCCATCCGCAAGCGTTCCTGTGGACTTTGTACGCCCTTGATCGCATTGGCGTAATCTACTAAAATTGATTCGGCGCTGCGGACGGTCCCATCAGCATTGCGCATCTCGATTCCATATTGCTGAATGACTGGCAACAATTCACCCACGCCATTTTGAGCTTCGGCGACACGTCGGATGAATCTTTGTAATCCCATTTCAGCCGCCGATGAATCAACGCCAACCTCACGAGCTGCAAATCCAAATTCCTGAAGGAAGTCAGTTGTAACGCCAAGTTTTTTGGATGTATCGTCAAGTCGGGACGCAAGGTCGATTGAACGCTTGGCAAGCATGGCTAAACCAGCAATACCAGCAACTGAGCTGAAGCCCGTAAGCGTGGCCATGACGCTTTGAGCATTTCGACCAAGGCCAAGCAATGCACCCTTTACCCGATTGATTTGACGGGTCGCATGGTCTGTGGCCGTGATCGGGATTTCAACTCTACTTGTGCGTGCCATGTTTCTCCTTTAACTTTTTGTCCCTGCGCTCGAAATAGTCAAACCAACCTTGCAGCTCCACGGTCGTCATCTGGCGCATGAGGTGGCCCACTGTCATCCCCAGCATTTCAGCCAGAGCGTGGAGGTTGTAAGCCATGTTGCCCTCATCGCCAATTACTCCCCCACTTCCTCAATCGTCACGCCATGCAGGATGCTGTTGGCAAGTCGGTCGAGCACTCTGTAATCCGCATTGCGCTTGAGCTTGATCTTGTCCTCCAAGGTAAACAGCTTGTTGCCGTCTGCATCCTCGGCCTTCATGACGATGACGCTGACCACAAAGTCCAAACTCTCCTTCTTGAGTTCGGGCATGAGTTTGTTGCGTTCAAGCAGCGTTACGGGCGAGTAATGGATGATGCCGTCAAATTCGTCGTCGGCCCATTCTGGGACTTCGACCTTTAGACGGCCCTGTGAATCGTAATGGTTGAGTACCTTATCAATCAGCTTCATAATTCAAATCTTCGTCGTCGGTGAATGGCGCTTCGTATTGGATTGCTGCGCCAGTTGCAATCAGATCCCTCCCGATCCTGTCTTTGACATCAATGACGGTGCCAGGTGTGAGCAGCTCCGTTTGATGATAAATTGCCCTGATGATTTGAACGGTCATGATTAGCTGGCGGTTCCGATGGTCAAAGCTCCGCTGCCTTGGAAGGTGAATGTGCGCATGACGGTCGTATTGTCATACGATTGCGTCTGGCTGATGCTGGTGATGGATGCGGTTCCGCTGAGTTTGTAATCACCAGTCGTCGTGCCTTCTGGATAAAGCTCAAGCGTAACCGATGCGCCAACCGTCAAGGCTTCCTGTGCGGTATCGGTATCGTCCCATCTCGTTTCGACCGTTCCGTCCCAAGTCTTGAGGCCAGCCAAGTGCGAGCGCCATACGTCGCCCATCGACGTGTCGTCAATCGGTTCCATGTTTTGATTCACGGTGAAGCTCATTACTTCTCCGATGTTATTGGCGCCAGCTTTTACGACGCCGTCATTGCCACTGAATGTTGCCATTGTTGTATCTCCTAATCGTTAATCGTTGTTGTGTGCTCGGTCATGAGCGTGAAAGTTGCCCGTCCGTATTCGGCGTCAGCCTCGGATGACATCTGGTAAGACAGCTCCGTGACTTTAAGCTCTTGCGTGTTGCCGTCAAGGGTTCTGTCCGTGATCGCAGCCATGACCTGTTCGGTCAGGGCGTCGAGTTGGGTCTGGCTGGATGCGTAAATGTTGATTGTCCAGTTGCAGGTAATGCGGATCGACCTGGGACTTCCGATGGTTTCGTATTCGAGGTCAGCCGATTCAAATTGAATGACGCAGAACGGAAGCGATCCAGATGCAATGGAATCTCCTGCAAACTTGGCGCTGTCCGTGTTCGAGCTTGTGAAACTGGCCGTGGACGTGACCAGATCAAACAGCTCGTTGCGTATGGTGTCGATTTCAAGCATGGACTGGGATCTGCTCCTCGGTGAATGTCACGGTGCCTTCAGTCGGTTCCTCACCTTCAACCTCGCTTGGTACTGTGTATGCCACGGTCAGGGTTTCAGCATCAAAGCTGACAAACTCGGCATTGGCTGGAAACGTCTCTGGATCGTGCGGATAAACAACCTCGCCACCAGCTACGGGAAAAATGAAGCCTTCAAGATTTATTCTCATCGTGCAACCTGTTCGTAATGGATTTGTACGTCAACGTCGGAAAGACTGGATGGCGCTGTGACCGTGCCAAGCGTTGCATGATTTGAGCCGTCGCTGCGTTGGATTTGCAGGTCACTGCCAGACGGATTCAAGCGAATGCGGTAATCGTCCAAGGTCTGCGCAGAGTTGGTCAGGTCAACATAACGCTGTTCGGAAAGGACGTTGGAAATGATGCTGTCCGTTGGCAGGATGCTGTCAGCCCTGAGCATATACATGGCACTGGATGCGTTTGCGGCCTTTACCCGTACCTTGCCTGTCTGTTTCGGAACCAAATGCGTGACGCCCGTGGTGCTGGCCAGCGCATCGTAATGGTTGCTGCTGCGGTCGTGGAATTGGTAGCCTATGCCCTCGTCTAGTGGTAGGTCGGCAATGCAGCCCTTGCGAGTAATGCGAACATTTCTTACATAAAAAGTATCACCATCGCTCGCTGCCGTAAATGAAGATGTTGAACCAGATGAATCTATTCCAGTAATAGTAAAGGTTGCACTTGAATTTAAATTAGTAATGTTTCTCTCAAGGGATACCCATTGATCTGTCAATGCTGTGCGTGATGATGCTTCGCTGTCAGCATTAGCACTGCCAGGATTAATAAAACCAACTTCAACAATTTCAGTATTAGTTCCAAGCAAATAAACATCATACTCAACTTTGTATGTGTTTCTTTGAAGCAAAAACCCTCCTTTTTGAGTTCCTTTAAATCCAGTACTTGAATTTGCAACAACTCTCAAGTTATCGTCTTCTCCTCCGATTGAATCAATGTTTCCAGTAAGTACTGTACCAAGTGCGGAAAAACTATCCGTGTTTACGCTAAAGTCGCTGGTGTAAGTGTTGCCCTCTGCTCCATCACCCCACCGATCCGCAACCGCAACCGTGCCGCTCTCGTACAGCTCGGCAACCTCGGCGGCGGATAAGGCTCGGTTGAAGATGCGAAGGTCAGACAGCATTCCAACCGTAGCATTGGAATCGCTAACGGCTCCCTTTCCACCAAAATAAGCATTAAGCAAAGATGAATCAGTCGAACGGCTTCCAGATGTCGCCTGTACTAATGTTGCAGTTTGTTCATCACCATCAACCCAGCATTTAATTACTGGATCAGTTGCAGTTGTATCAATTTGAAGTACATAATGACGCTTATTGCCATTAGCAACATTTAGAAAATTAACAGCATAATGTAAGCTTGATCCAGCCGCTTGCCTAAATTGAATCCTTAAATCTCCAGAATTTGCAAGTAAAGCAATGTTTAATCCGCCAGTTGTTGTTCCACCAGATGCTTCAGTGGAAACAAATAAATACTGAACAAAAGTCTGTTGCTGTATGTCACTATAAAACGAATAAGTTTTAATAGTATCTTCAAGATAAAATAAATCCACGGGTAAAGTGCTGCTTCCATTTGTACCTTGAAAATAAACCCCACCCGCTACGGCCTTCGTCGCAACCTTGGCATCAACATCGGCATCGCTGTATACCTCTAGGTTCGTTCGTGCCGCCGATGCCGTGCTTGCTCCCGTGCCGCCATCAGCAACAGCCAAGTCCGTAATGCCCGTAACGCTGCCGCCCGTGATGCTAACGTTATTGGCGTTCTGCGTGGCAATAGTACCCGCACCAATGTTTGTACGCATTGCCGCCTGATTGGCACTCTGCATGAAAGTGTGTACATCACTCGTTACTGTAACATCTGCCATCTTATTGTCCTGTCTTTATGGTATAAAGTAAAATGATTCCCCGTCAGGTCGGTAATAAATATCTATCCCATTTGGTTGGTAATAGTTCCCAACAGTCTCAAGAATCCCGTAGGCAAAGTCCTGCGTCCGCGTATCGTACAAAGAGCAGTCAAACACATTTACCGTGTGCAAGTTGGTCTCAAACACGTTCGGTTCGCTTAACCCGCTCCTGTTGAAATCGGACATCCTTAACGATAATTCAGTTCTTGGACTTCAAGCACGGCATCCGTAGTGCTTTCACGGATTACCCGCGCACTCAGAAACAAGTCTCGCGGCCAATATGCCATCGTTCCCAACGGATAATCAAATCCTTTGGTACTCGTTGGATCTGTTGCCCCGTCAAACGTTACCCGAATGGAAGCACCAGTAACCTGTACCAATACATGGGTAGCACTAGCATTCAAGGTAAAGCTGCCCAACGCCTGAATCGTGTTAGCGGTGTTGCTAACCGTTACTTGCTTGTGGGTTGTCCCAGGTTGCGCTAAAGCCTGCGCTGGCGTATTAACAATGCGTGAGTTTGCCATATCTATCGTTGTTGTTTGTTAAGATGCGTGGAATACCTTACCGAGAAAAGGTTCCTGTTATTCTTCTGTTCCAGTCGAAAAAGCTCACTATCCAATGAACGCCGTGCCTCAGCATGATACACTGCCGCATTCTCAGTCTGTCCATCTCCAGTGTAGAAATCTGCCAATGCCGTGAATAGCATGAAGTCCAGAAACTCCTGCGGAATATCCGTGCTTTCCTCCGTAAACGCCGGATTGTAAGCCTTCTTGTACGTCACATACACACTAGTAGCACCATCATCTATGTAGACAATGTTTGCACCGGCAGACGTAACATAGAACCTGTACTCATGCGCGGCTAACTGGTCATAGGCATCCGTTTTATGGATGCGGATAAACTCTCCAATATCATCCTTCGTATTCTGCGTAAACGGAACCACCGCATTGGTACAGGTACGTTCTTCTGATACTACCAAAAATCGCGGCCACATATCCGATTCATGATAGGCATTCAATGCTGCCCGGTTAAACGAGTTTACCAAAAAGAAACTATCAGAAGCCGTTAAGGTTTCCAAGCCAGCAAGTGCCTGGAACTTTCGTGAAGCGTCAGTGTATGTAACATCTTGTGGCATTATTGTTTAACTTACTGGACATTGTTATCCATCATAGCACCGCTATTGATTGGATTTCCCCCTGCCTGCAAGTTATGCCTGCGGAATTGCGTCATTGGACGGTACTGCAAAACATCATGGCGGAACTGGCGACCTTGGTTGCGAACCTTGTCAATCTCATTACGCAGAATCAACTCTGCGTTTTGGTCTTCAACTTGGGCTTTTTCGGTCTGCCCATCACCCCGTAGGAAATCAGCATAAGCACCAAATGCAGCATATTCAAAAAATTGGTAAGGAACAACCGAACTGTCATTTGATTCATCTCCTATAAAACCGCTAGTGCTACTATCGGATGCTTTAATTACCGCAACAAGATCCTTGCGATATGTTACAAAAACAGATACCGAATCTAATGCCGCGCCAGTATTAACAATAGTTACAGCAGGATTGCCATTACTATCTAATGAAGAAATAAATGTGTATTCCTCGGGGTAACGTGTCGTAAATGGATTGGCCTTGTGAATCCTAAACACAACATTTGCATCACTTGCTAATACTGCACCCGATCCTCCACTTACGTTGTAGGTTTGGATTTGATTGCCATCTGCAGTTGTAAGACTTACGCTTTCACCAATAACCGTAAAATCTGGCCAAGGATACCGCTCATAAGCTGTGCGGATACGGCGATTGACACTTTGCCGAAGAAATGAAGCATCAGTTGTTTCCAATGCCTGAAGTCCGGCAATAGACTTAAACCTTTCCACAAGGTTAAGATAAGTATCTTTGGGGTATAAAGCTGGCATAGGTTAAATTCTGGATGTTGAAAGGTGCGGAAACTTCTTCTGAAAATACTTCATAAACTCTCGGCTGTGTACTTGGTCGTGCCCATACTTCCGAACCAAGTTAAAAAACTCCCAAGCGGGAATCTCGGCAACATGTTTCCCTAACGGGGTAGTCTTGCCTCCTTTGTATTGCTTTGCTTCTTGTGCCGCGGCAGCAACACGCTTTTCCTCCATAGCTTCCTTCAACTGGATACCGCTGCGGATCTCACGCTCCAATGCACGATTCGCCACATCATCGCTCCACTTGGGTTTAGCTATTTCAATATAGGGCATAAATTGAAATAAGGGGATGCCCCGGGGTAGAACCGGGACATCACCCTAAATAAGATTAAGCAAACTTGCCAAGGTCCACAATACGCAGACCAATAACAACTTCACCCGCCGTCAAGCTGGCCGTCGTACCATTCACTTCCAAGAGGATATTCTCGGCAGTGTTGGAACCATCAACAGCTTGGACGTATCCAGTCGTGAACGCATCACCCGTGTTAAACACAGGGGCACTCATACCATCAACATCTAAAGCATTGATATATTCATCTGGATCGCCAGCAGTTGTTCCAATATCAAAGACAATATCGGAAGCACCAGCCAACGCCACGGATTCGTAAACACCAACCAACTCAACAGCACCGCCAGCAGGCTTAACAGCGATAGGCAGTTGCCCAGCCGTGCCCAAGGCCAAACCCGTAAACGGGTCAGTGCCAAGTTTGATTTGGTTGAGATCATCAAACGTCAGTTTGAGAACGTGGGTGAATACACCCTTTTCATTGTTGCTCAGTTCAGGCATAGTAATTTACCTCCAAGTTTATTAGGCAATAGCAGTGATCTTGCCGAAAGCACCAGGGTGCTTAACAAGCAAGGTAAGAGCGGCATCAACATAGCCACGCTCACCACCACCTTGGTTTTCCAACATCGTGGAACCAAGAGGAATAAGCTCGGCAACACCAATCATCGACGGGTCAATAAAGTATCCCGTGTCTTTAAGACTGGTGTCAGGTGCACAGTCAGGATTCATGTTCACGATGGAAATCATGCCATGATCCGAATCGTACAGCGAAACCGAGAAGGTAATCTTCTTGGCATCAGCATCCTGGTTAACCGTGTAAATCGTGTTACCGGAAACAGCTTCTGTACGCGCAAAGTCGCTAATTTGACGGCGAAGAGCCGTATCAGCAACCAACGTAAGGTTTTGCGTGTTACCACTTACACGATAAATGCTGGTGATAATGTCATTAAGAGCGGTTTCCGTAAACGCACTAGAAGCATGGATTGAAGCAGCAGGGGTGCGGTAGTCCGAAGGAACATCCGAAGGACCAGCATTATCAATCCAGTCGCCCAAACCACGCATCTTGTACGGAAGACCGCCACCAGACTGCGCTTGCCTGTCGTTGTTGGAGCAGATAGTCGCTTCGATGTCGCGCTTGATTTCACGCACAGCCTTAGCTTCCGCTTCCGCAATCTTGGCAGGACCAACCGAATCAACAGCCTGTTGCAGGTCGGACACCTTGAAGTCACGGCGGAACTTCTGGATGTAGTTTCCAAGCCGCGCACGGTTTTCAAACTGGTCGGTAAAGGAGGTGACATCAGCACCTTCCGCGATACCGTCCGTGTTAACCGGAGACAGCTTGTCTACCGTCCACTCAACAAAGGTGGAGGTAGCTTTGCTCTTTGGAGCCATAGAAAGAATCGGCGTTTCTTCGGGAGCAAGAATGGTCAAAACATCCAAGAGTTGCTCACGATTGGAAACAGCAGATCCCTTATTCGTTACGTCATAAGTATTTGAGAATGCCATTAGTATTATTTCCTAAATCGTCGTTGTGCAGTTCTGAGGGCAACAAAGTCATCCTTACTGCCAGCGGTCACAAAACGTTGTTGAAGTTCGTTAAGTTGTTTCTTGATTTTGGTGTCATCCCGCTCAACCCCTCTAGCAACACTACTGGTTGGGTTGGCCGGTGGACGTACCTTTGTTGTTTGCCGTGGTTCGCTGCCAGCTTTCTTCTGAACAATAGAGTTCAGGGCGTGGGCCAAGATATAGTTTAACCGTGGCGCAATTTCAGGTACATACTTTCGGATCTTCTTAATCGCGGCATCTTCCAAAACCATTTCCAACTGCTTGCGATTGTCATTATCCGTTTCATTGTACCAAGGAATTTCCTTGCCAATTTGTTCTTCAAGCGCATTCGCCACCTGTTGGCGTTGAAT